AGTTTCCATTCTTTTTATTAATTCACCCCCAAATAAATTCCATTCAATAATTAGTTTTACATTTTCAGAGTGAAAAACATCATAAGCTAAAATATAAAGAGCTTTTGCAAATTCTTCAATAGTGTGGTCATTACTTCTAAATCTTCCTACTTGTCTAATTCTATAAAAATCGATAAAGCTACCTGGGGATGTAACCTTTTTCCAATCTGCTAAAACCATAAGTTCTATAATAAAGATATTTATGATAGAATAATCTCCACCAGTACCTTCAGCTATATCCACAGAAAAACACCAGTAATTTTCATCCTCTTCTGTATCATCCAAATTAAATTCAGGGTCCCACAGTAAACCAGAATATTCTACTTGCTCGTCTTCAAACTCAACCATTTCACGATGAACAAATTCTGTTTCATTTGATTTTAATTTCTTAAGACTATCAGGGCCTAGTAGTAATGATGATCCTGCTATAAATTGATTTCCATATTGTCTATTAAAAGCTTCATCACTTCCTAAGTTTGCAACTTCCTGTTTCATCCATGCATCATCTCTTCCTGGTACGTCCCACCAATCAACTCTAAAGGGTGTATATTCACTTAATCCTTTATCGGCAGCAGTATATATGTCATAGAATTTATTAAAGCCATTTGGGGTGCTGGTTATTATTACCTTTGAGTTAGTTGATGCAGATACTGTAGGATATACGTTTTCATAAAAAGTATCAACAAAGTTTGCAGGTATATGCGCAAACTCATCCATAAATAATAAATGAATAGTAAAACCAATTGCTGCTTTCTTGGTAGTAGTTTGACCAATTATTCTACAACCGTTATCAAACTTAGAATTAAATACATCCCATTTAAGAGTGCCGGGTTTTAAAAAGAAAGGTAGATGCTCTAATATAGTTTTACCTTTATCAATGATTTCTCTTGTGGTTGCCCCTTTATTTGAAAGTATTAAAGAATTCTTATCAAAATTAAATAATGAATACCAAGCAATAAAAATAGATGAACAAATAGTTTTACCTACTTGCCTACTTGCTAAACATACATTAAACCTTTCAGCTTGGAATTGCCTTAACATCTCTTCTTGGTAAGGTCTTAAATTAATTGTCTGTAAACCATGATCGGTCATTACAGTGCAATATGTATTTGCAAAGTATACAATGTCTTTTGCACACTTTTTAATTTCTTTTATTTCATTTGAAGTATAATTAAAAACAATATTACCTTTTCGTAAATTAGGATTACCTTCATAGAATGGCGTAGACGCAGGTTTATAACCTTCTTCTATTGCAAACATTAACTGTTCTACACTTTCACTTGACCAAGAAAATGCTTGCTTGGCTTTGCCAACATTAAAATCAAATCCTGCGCTAGGTGCTTGTGGTTTCTGTGCCATTTTCTTCTATAACAGCAAGAATATGATTTATGTGAAGGATTTCAAACTTATTACCTTCAAAAGTATATTCAGTACCCTTGCCTATTGTTTTTATAATTTTATCACCTTTCTTTATTTCAAGGTCATTTGCTACTTCAACTACTAAAGCTTGCCTATTATACTTTTCACCAGGAATAATTAAACCACCTTCAGTTTTTCTTTCTGTTTGTTTTATTTCCTGTGTAAGAATGTAATCATTCTTCATTTTCATCGCTATCGACATCTTGTATATCTTCTTCGTTAATTGTTTCTTGTAATGCTCTCATTAAATCTTTAGTACCTCTTGACTTAACACCGCTCTGTTTTTTGTTACCGCTGCTCTCTGAATTGCCATGATAAACATCAATATCCCTAGAAGTCTTTTTTGCATTTTCTTCAATAGCAACCATATACATTGTTTGGCTTTTAATAATATCTAATAGAGTTCTTTGTAAATCGCTAAGTACTTCAAACATTCTTGGGGATACATCACCTTCATTTATAATATCCATTAATTGTGAAATAGCAACCTCACTGTTTTCCATTTGGCGAATGAGCATACCTAATGCATATTCATCTAAATTAGATTTTGCTTGAATATATTCATGCTCTGCGATGATTTCTTCACTTAAGTAAAACTTAAGCAAACTAGACATTACTTTTTTAGCTTTACCTTTTGCCTTCGTTAGAGCAACTGCTTGTGTACTTTCTAATCTTACTTTAGGTAATTCTGGAGTATTATCTAATCCAGGAACCTCATCAGGTAATTCACTAAGTAAGTCTCCGATACTATCTCTAAATTTATCTTTTGAGTTATCTTCCATTAATAAGTTATTTGTAATATATATTCCAGGTTATCTGGCATCCGTTACATCTTGCAACATTAACTGTGGTGATGCGTTATCCAATAATAATGTTAAATGAGTATCTTTTACAACATATTGACTAAGAATCAATGATTGTAACTCTTCCTCTATAGGCTTCTTCCAAATTCTTATATTAGTTAAATCTGTATTACATCCTAACAATTTCCAATCTTTGCCTTCTATTACATCTACAGGATCATATGCTTTAGTTTCATTAAATAGCAAATTAAGATCTGATGTTATTGCTGGATTAATTGCGGTTGAGTTTTCTATTGTATCATATAAAAATAATCCTAGTTGGCGAGCAGTTGAATTTAAATTAATAACAAATGCATACCATTTATTTTTTACAAAAGGTTTATTTATCTTCCACTTAAAGTAGGTGTTATTTATTTTCATAATAAACCAATTAATAGTATAAGTCAATGATACATATTGCGTAGGAGGTAATAAATCATTTTCATAAATCATAAAATTATTACTTTCTTCTTTATTAAATGTAGGAGATCCTGTAGCAAGTACATCATCTATATATGATTCATCAATAACAATAGAATCGCCAACTATCTCAATAATTTTTGCAATACCATTGTATGATTGGGTACCTTTTATATTAACCCAGTCTCCAACATTTAAAGAATTACCAAAATCAGGTAGTTTTCCAGTATTTAATTGCACCTTACCATTCTTATCTACAATAGATAATATGAGTACATTATTTCCTATAGGTTTTAAAAACTGAGGCCTTGCCCAAAATGTAAATGCACGATCTTCTTCACTACCCCAGCCACCTTCATATTGATATTTTATTGATTCATTACCATTTTTAATAGTACCTAATTTATAATGATATTTAGAAATAATAGTCCATTGATTATAAACATTTTCTTCACTGATAATTAATCTCTTATCTAAGGATCTTCTAACATAATCATTACATTGAGTACCTATTGTGTTATATTGATTATCTTTTCTAACATCTCTGAATTCATTTTCTCTCTCTACTCTGAATTTATCTTCTACATTTGATACTAAAGCCTTTGTATCCGTTTCAGCTTTTATACCTGCTGTTGTGTTTTCATATCCTACAGCAGTTCTTTGTTGATAAGGAACAAGACTAACCCTCCAGTAAGAACCAGTATAAAGAAAATCATCCGCCTCTGCAATTGCATCCACTTCATACATACGATTCATATAATCTTTAAAGTACAGGTAATCTCTCATTTCAGGTTTTGCACCTATTCCGAATACTGCCTCAAATGCAGATTTTACAATATGAATTTCAAACTGTACTGGAAAATCCATCATCATTGGATTAAATTGAATTTCCCTAGTAGGAAGTTCATTATCTGGAATTAATATTTTTACCTCAGCTTCTTGCATTACATCAAATAAAGAATATTCTTTAAGGATTACATCCCTGCTTCGCTGATCTGCTTTTGTTTTAAAATAATCTACACAGAACCCAAACATATTTGATGTTATTGCCGATAATTGATTATACATAGATGATGCTCTAGATAAATCATAAGGATTCCACGTATCTCCACAACAGTCTACAACTAAATTAGGAAACCCAACACAGCCTTCAGCTCCACATTCTATCTGTGGAATTCTACAAATTACACCACCGTCAGTCACTAATTCTAACGCAATTGATTCAAACTCCAATGTACCATCTCCTACTTGCTCATAACGATACTGTATCCAAAAAGGTTTATCTGGATTTAATAATAAAGCTTCTAAATTTGCATTGGTAAGATTAATATAATCAGAATATGTTACACCGTCAGTTCCCCATCTAAATTGTTTATTATAATAAAGACCTGTTGACTCACCTTTGGTTACATCAGTGTATCCTAGTACTTCAACTACGTTTAAATATGGTTCTTGAAGGCTAATTAATATAGCATCACCATTAGCATCTGTTGTTCTTCCATTAACTGCCATTGATTAAGAATTTATTTGTTCGTATGAATCTTTTGAATCACCCTCCTTTTTAAAAGTTTCTCCAATTATATAAGAGCCTACAAATGGTGTTAATGCAGCAAAGTAAGCAGCTGCACCCATAAGATCAGCATTTTTAACAATTACCCAAACTCCTATAATAGTCCAAAGTGCAATTGTAATATACATAAGATTTTCTCTCTTGCTGTTTTTACCTTTCATAAAAATAGAACTATTATTGCTAGGTCTCATGCTTTCACCGAACACATATGATGCAACAAAACCTGTTAACGAGATAAAATAACCAGCCAATTGAGTAAAGTTAGTATCAAAATATGTAGCAGTAATACCAACAGCTACCCATAAAAAGACTACTAAGTAAGTAATACACTCACGCTTCGATTCACAACAGCGCTTAAGTAAGGATTTCATATACAAACATTATTTGTTTATATATTCCTAAGCGATTAAAGATGGTGCCAGTTTATTAATTGGCCATTTTCTGTTAAAAGATTTTTAAGTCTTTCTTTTGGAAATGTTTTATTTTTATTATTTCCACCAGAAGGATCCCACCAAATTATATCAAACTTTTTATCAGCAAAAAGATTATCATAATTGCAAATAAATGCATCATCAATGATAATATCTAAATCTTTAATGTCACGAGTTTCTAATTTTATAATATCAGGATTAATCTCTATGACGGTTAAAGAACCATCGCACAGTTTAATTAAATTGTTAATAAGACCGATTCCATAACCTATAGATAATACAGCAGGGTTTTTATATTTTGCTAATGCATCAGTTAAAGGCTTGTGACCTTTCTTTTCATATTCAGTATCTGACATTAACAATTCATTATTTGAACTGTTCCAAAGTATTTCATAATATTGACCTTCTTCTGACATCAAGAAATATATTTCCCAACTTTTACAAGGCAATAGATCATTACCTTTGAATTGATACATTTCTCTTCTTATCATATTAAAAAGGGGTATAATCAGTCTTTACAATTAGTATAGGATCATCTTCTTCTAACTTATCATCTATGTGATCCAAGATATTAAATGTACTTAATTTACCTTCAGCTTCCATGACAGTTAAAATATCTATAATAGCAGTAGCTTTCATATAAAAGTATGGTTTCCTACTTAAATACTTATTTTCTAATATTTTAAATTCTATAAGAGTTTTATTAAAAATATCTAATTCTTTTCTATCCATTACCTTAGTTAAATCAAATATACCTTCAATGATATTAAAATGAAAACTTATTATATCATGACCTGCTGTATTTTTAATTAAACGAGTATATTTCTTATCATTATTAATCTTAAATGTTAATGTGTTAAGATTAGGTAATCTGCTAAAAATAGAAGTTAAAAAGTAAACAGAGTTAGGTTTTATTGAAGGGATTGGTATGTATCCAAAATCTTCTGCCTTTTCAATCTCAGCTTTAATTCTTTTACTAGTTTTTATAGCATTTAAGAAAGATGACTTAGTAACAGTAAATTCGCCGTTAACTTTAGATATGTTTTTGCACTCTTTTTTTACTCTAGTAATTATGATACTATCAAAGTAATCATATTTAAATAAAGTAAACTGTATATGTGTAGGTATTCCTAATTCAAAGGTATTATCAATTAACATCATTTCCCATCTGTTTTTCTAATATATCTATCGAGGACTGTACTTGTGATGGGTTAATTTTTAATGCTTCTTTATATTCTCTTTCTCCTATTTCGTTAAATTTCATATACAATTCTAAAGCCTTAGGGTTAGGCGACCATTCTTTTGCTTTTTGCTTTGCTGATTTTTTTACCTTTGTGTAAATAAAACCAGGTACTCTATTAAATTTAGACGAAACTAATCTCCATGCCTCTGCTTGACCAATTGGATCAATTTTAAGAGTATTAAAGAGATTTGCCTGTATTGGAAATTTAATACTCATGAATCGATTAGTCATAAAAGAATTTTTAGACTTATCATAACCACTTACATTTTCCCAGTGTGCATCCTTACCAAAAAGAACTTTTATATAATCAAATAATTTCATTGAGATATTTTATATTTATATGAAGAAAAAGAAAAAAGTTTAAAAAATCTTATCCTGTGATTTGCTACCTTTTATAAAAGACATGTCACTTGAATCAGTATCATCATCTTTAAAGAAAGAAGATTTAAATGAACTATCAGTTTCTTTTGCATATTCAGTATTTTCCAAAATAGATTTCATTGTAGAAATTGTCTTTAATTGTAAACCTTTTACATTCATTTTAGATTCGACAGATTTAAACATTTCGTCTAGGATACCTTCTGGTATAGATTCAGCAGCAAGTACCATAAGATTAACATTGGATTTTAGATTAGAAATAATCTGTTCTCTGCTCATATGTTTTGCATTCATAACTCTTACGGTCATATTTGCAAGATCAGTAATATACTCATCGTTGTAAAGATACATATGAGATAAGTGGCCATGCTTTTCTTTGAACTCTGCAATAATAGCAGTTGCCTTTTTCTCGCTGATGCCATATCGTCTGTTGCCTTTTTGATAGTAATATGCAGGTGGTACATTGTCTCCTGAATCTCCAGTAAGTACTTTACGAAAACGGAAGTCTTCAGGGTCAACTTCTATAATAGAAACCTTTTTCTTTGCAACCAAAGCTTTAAGTAATTTTTTAGCCTGATTCTCTGGTGATACAGAAGTTTTTAGTACATCAAATATATCATCAGATTGTTCTTCTTCTGTTTGTGAATCCATCCATTCAGAAAAACCTTGATAAGTATATAATTTTTTATGAGCAGGTGAGAATAGAATAGTATGTGTATTGTTATTTGTACTCTTATCTACTAATTGAACTAAGTCCCTGTCACCAGTAAACATAATAACTGATTTGTCATTTGCAAGACATTCAGTATTCCATGCATACATTAAATCATCACCTTCAGCACCGTCTATTTTAGAAATAATAACACCTTGCTTAGATAAGATAGAAATAAAGTCAGCTGTTGCCTTTGAAAAGTTTTCCCAGTTGAGGGCATCATTCTGTTTACGATTACCTTTATATTCTGCATCTGGGTAAAAGTCTTTTCTCCATGATCTTGAATCTACCGTCCAAACAACCTTGTCGATAAGACCTTCGAATAATCTGATTTGATATGCAAAGTCAGTTGCCAATTTTTTGACAAAAGCTTGTACGTCTTCTTCTGTTCCTAATAGACCTGCCTTTTTTGATCTGCTAGGAATTACATATAATGTTCTAAACAGAAAATAATTACCATCTATAACAAATGTATGTCTGCCTGTTTTTTTCATATTGTGTATTATTTATTTTAAATATAACAAGTATCAATTAAATCTGAAAGAAGAATTCAATACAATTTCTTCGCACTCTTCCTTGCTTAACTTTGATTGTCTTAAGTCGTAATATCTTGCTACTGCTCCACCTAACTCCATGTGATTAGGAAACTTCTTTATTAATTTTTCTAAGAATTGTGATCTCATGCCCCATTAACTATTGTTTGCAGTTCATAAATACAAGCAAGCATTGATACTGCAGGATCTATTACTTGTTGTCTTTGTGCTTGATATTTTGCAACTGTTACAATTATCTGTGGAATAAATTGAGTGTATGATTGCCTATCTTGTTTTATAAAATCTATAAACTCCGCACCTAATGAAGATAAAACATCATCAGTTCTATTTGCATAATTAGATAACATGTATTGATAATTTTTTACAGGATCTTCTCCATCGATTACGAGGTCGTAAATATCTCTATACACAGAACTAAATTGTTTAATGTTTTCAACAGTTATAGTTTCTACGCCTTGTGATTTAAATCCTTGTAATTGATTTAACATGTTTCTTAAATCAGGAAATTTTCTTTTTACTAATTCAACAGCTGCATGTTTATCGATACCAATACCTTCTTCTTTACAGATTTGAAAAATCCTCATAATGTAACTTTTCATTATTTCAGTTTCTTCTTCTTTAGAAAAATCAAAATCAATCATTTCAAACCTAGATTGAATTGGATCTGGTACTTTATTGATATAATTACATGTTGCAACGAATCTTGCATTAACAGCAAACTGATCCATTGTAGCCCTTAACGCTTTAAAGAATTGATCAGATACACCATCAATCTCATCAAGTATAATTACCTTCATTTTTCCTGGTTCATCCATTATAGAACGATTAGCACAAAAGTCAGTAATTCTATTTCTTACAACATCTACTGATGTATCGGTTGATGCATTAATGTATAAATAAGGATGCTTAAAATGTTTCACTAAAGCCTTAGCAGCAGAAGTTTTACCGGTACCTGGACTGCCATGTAATAGTAAATGTTGATAAACTCCTTTACTTAATTTCTCACCAACTCTCTGTGGTGTAATCAAATCATCTAAGGATTGTGGCCTGTACTTCTCTGTTAATAGTATGTTTTGGATATTCTTCATATAATGAGTTAGATTTATTTTTATATGGATAAAAAGACATTTGTTTTAATGTAAATAAATAAAAAAAATCTACCAATGAGAAAGGGCCGACGAATTAGAAAGGTGGTAAATATATCCGTACCAGCTGAATCTTCTAAGAACATTAAGACTAATGTAAAGAGAGGTAAAATTATAAACACTAATTCTCACCATAAAGTACCTACTAAAGTAAATCCTAATCCAGTTAGACTAAAGACACCACTAAAGAAAGATTTAAAATATCATACTATTACACCGTTGTGGGCTGGGGAAACTGTTTACATTATTGGTGGAGGCCCTTCACTAAAAGGATTTAAGTGGAATTTATTATCTAATAAAAAAACTATAGCTATTAATAAAGCTATAAAATATTATAATAACCCAACAGCTTTATATTGGACAGATTCTAGAGTATTCAGATGGCTTAGAAAAGAAATAATGTCTTATAGTGGTTTGAAGTATACTATTACACCTAATAAAGATCATAACGAAAGTATTAAACTTTTAAAAAGAGGAAGTAAGAATGGATTGTCAAAACAAAAAGATGAAATAGCACACGGTGGAAATAGTGGTTATGCTGCAATTAATTTAGCAATTCATTTAGGTGCTAAAAGAATTATCTTATTAGGATATGATATGGGTAATGTAGGAAAGGAAAGTCACTTCCACGATGGCTATCCAGTAAATACTACAGGTGTTAATATTTATAAAGATCAATTTATACCTGCGTTTGATTTGCTTAAACGTGATCTTAATGGAAGTGGAATAGAAATTTTAAATGCATGCCCATCTAGTAATTTAAATGCATTTAAAAAAATAACTATAGAAGAAGCTTTACGCTTTTGATGATCTTCTTATGTAAGTCATAAACTCCCTCTGTTCACCTTTTAGTAAGGATTTACAGTGCTTCATAAATTTAACAGAGGAATCTATTATTCTTTGGTCAACTCTGCTGTTCCGTGAGTTATGAGACTCCACGCATTTACTACAAACAAAATTTTCAACCTTCCTAGAATCCATTCTTGATTTAATTCCAGCTTTACATATTCCACAATTCCAGTCAACGAGATCCGAGTCTTTTTCTAATTCTTTAATGTTTGTAAACGTTTCTCTAAAAGGATTCCAAAGTATACGATTAGGATTCTTTTCATGCTCATTCATATCCTCAACTTTAAATATAATCTCAAAGGCTTGTATATCAGAATCTAACCATTTCATATGATTATGTTCCAATAAAAGTTTTTGCTTTAAAGGAGGCAGATTTTCTAATAGAATACCATGCCTCCTTTTATACCAACCAAAGTTTATTTTACGAACTTTATACATAATGATTTATTTTAGCAGTTACAACAGGTACAATCACATGATTTACCGCAACCACAGGTTTTACAATTACATTTCATAGTTAATAGTTTTTTACAGTTTTCCTGATAATCTTCTAAACTTATCAGCAACAGATTCTTCTAAAGGAGTATGAGATTCTCCATATTGTTTATCTGCTATTGGTTTTAATTGTTTTTTAAGTTTATCTTCTTCAGCTTTAGCAGCCTTCTTATCTTCAGTTTCTTGTTGTATTTTAGCTGAGATAGCATCCACTTCAGCTTGTGATGATTTACCTGTATTTTTATTATCTTGTGCTATTTTTAATTCACCCTTTAATTTTTCTATATTCTTAGTTGCATCAGCTTGTATTTTATCTTGTGACTTAATACTATTTTCTAGTTGAGCAATCTTAGCTTCGGCTTTATCATCTACTTTTGGTTCATCTTTTGTATCTGCTTTTTTGTTTGCTTTAGCTGCTTCCTTTTCCCTTTCAGCCTTTTCTTTATCTAATTTAGCTTTCTCTGCAGTGGCAGCCTTTTGATTATCTTCAGCAGACGGTGTTTCATTATCTGCAGTATCCTTTTTTGAATCAGATTCATAATCTTTAAGTGCTTTTTGTGCATCGGCCGCTTGTCCTGCTAATCTTTTAATTCTAATCTTAAGTGCTTTTGATTCTTCAGCATCAGCAGCTTTAAGTGCCGTTTCTGCTGCTGCTAAATTAGCTTTACTTGTTGCAAGAGTAACTACCTTCTTAAGAGGATCTGTTGTAGCAAGATCGTTCATTCTTGCCGCTATTGCAGTTGACTGATTTTTAAGTGCAGCATTTTTTGTAGCGTTAGCAACTTTAAGAACGTTTGAATTACCGTCACCTTTACTAGCAGCTTTCTTCTTTTCGTAATCTAAGTTATTTAATGCTTGTTGTACTTTAGTCTTTTGATAAACTTTAGCATTATTCTTAATCTTTTTATATTTAATAGGATTACTCATAATCCCTTTGATATCTGTAATACCTTCCTTAATATTTTTAGATTCATTAACGAATTCATTATATGATAATACTCTTTTCATAATTAGTTTTATTTTTTTATATATTAGACTTATACAAAACAAAAAAGGTCCGCCTTTCGACGAACCTTTCTTAAAGTCATATACCTAAATAGGATTAGATAATTGATACACCAGTACCAAAGTTAAATCCTAATGTGTAGTACATAGTTTCTGGGTGGAATCCAGCATCTACTAAAGCGAATCTAGATTTAACCGCGATTTTAGGAGCCATAGTTCCTTCTGCGATTGTTTCAACAGATTCAGCCATTAAGTAAGGCATGAATACTAAACCAGGAGAATTACCATCACCTTTTCTACCTACAGCAACTCTATAGTCAGTCCAAGCCATGTTTGGATCAACATAAATAGTTACACCAGCCAAAGAACCGATTGGATATAAAGATCCACCAGCTTGGTTGATTGTATTTGATAGTGGGTAAGGTACGAAACCTGCGATATCCTGTAGTGCCGTAGCAATTTCCCCAGAACATACTGCAAACGTTGCAGGTCCTCTTCTTCCTCTCGTTGCGATCAAGTTAGAAGCAGCAAGAACTTTAGTATACAACCTACGTTGTAATGATCCTTGTGTTTCACCACCTGAACCAACTACAGTATCAGCAGTGTTTAACGAGATGTTTGCGTTACTAGAATTACCAGCACCTAAAGAGATTGCAGTAACACCAGGAGCAGCAGTAACAAACGAAGCAGATAAGTTTAATGCGTCCACACTAAATACATTATTTGCGTTAGTAGCTCCATTTCTGAAGATTCTATCCAAGATGTATTTGTTGATAGATTGAGTTAACTCATTTACCAATACAGCTTCTACTTGAGCAACTGCGTCGATTCCGAATTGTTTTAAATCCTGAACTTGTTCTCTTGTTACAGCGGCAGCAACTTGATAAGTTTTAGCAGCAACTGATTTATTGAACAATGAAAGACCTAAAAGGTTATCTGGAGTTGATTCTCCAACACCTCTTTGGTATGGATCTACACCATTGATATCTTCTGAACCAAATGCAGGTGCACCGGTAGCAGGGTTGTTAGCCTCAAATGCGTTACCTGAGAAACCAGTAATATGGTCTTCTAAAGCTTTTACATATTCAGGGCTTCCACCAAAAGTACCAATAGATGCAGCTAATGTATCATTAGAATATAAATCTGTTGGAGCACCACCACCTACGATAGCAGTATAAATTGGTTCGTAACCTTCTTCACCTTGTCTGTAAGGATCAGTACCTTCTACTGCGTCAGTAGATTTACCTCTTACACGGAAGATTGGATATCCGTCAATTCTTGATGCACCTACGAAAGTAAGTTCATAAGAACCATTAGTACCAGTACCAACATAGTTTACATCGTTTACTGCTAAAGCAGCAATACCAGAACCTAATGTTACAGGTACTTTAATTAATAATGGAGCAGAATTTCCATCTACACCACCTGCTTGGTTAGTTAAACCACCACCATAGACAAAGTCTAGGTAAGTAAGAATTCCCATTGGGCCTTGCATTGGTACTACAGGTACTAAGTCTAAACCTACAGTCTGAGCAGCAACTTGCATTGCAAGTGGAAGCAAAGAAAAAGGTCTGTCACCAGATCCAGCAGTTTGTCCAGAGAATGCATTCATTGTAGTAGGGTTGCCTGGTAAAGTTACCGCATCCATACCTGGTACATTCATATTTGGATTTAAGTGTACAGTATTATATACACTTTCATTAAGGTTGTGATAATGGCAGTACTTAGACATCCAAGATAACTTAGACTTTTCAGTGATACCAGTAGCTTCCTCAATGATAGGTCCCCAGGTCTTTTGAACCTCGGACTCGTTGATTAATTGATTTGCGTACATTTTTTAAAAATTATTTTTCGCATTTTTTGGAATTATAAAATTCCGGTTTTTAATCGCCTCGGTCCTTTTCTTCTTGACCATTCGATTAATATTATTTGTTTCTTTATTTATTTACCTAAATTAAACTTAACTTTACTAATAAGGTCAGCAGCAAAAGATTCATTAACTAATGGTTCTTTTTTATTAGCAGCCTCAGCAGCAGTTTTACTTTCATTAATAGATTCAGTAGCAATTTGAGTATCTCTTAGATCTCTTGTTGCCCAGAAATTATTAATTCCGTATTGATTACCAACTGGGTGGAATCTTGATTCAGATATAATTTGTTGTTGTCTTGATTCAGAAAGGTTATTCCATTTTCCACGGAATCTTTCTGGCATATCATCAATTACATTTATTTCTCTTTTCTTTTCAATGAAATTAGATTCCCAAATATTTTCAGCTTGTATAGTTGACATAATAGGTTGTGAATTCATTGATTCTACAATCATAGCTTGCTTACTTTCAGGTAAAGCATTAAACTGATTCTTTTTTGATTCTCCTAAGAAATTCATAAAATGCATTTCAGATACATTTTTAGTTTCAGCAGCAGAAATAAGTTTATTTAATTTCTCCTCAATAGATTCTTTGTAATCTTCAGCCTCATGAGTCTTTCCACACGATTCACACATTTCTTTTAATTTCGCTTTGTCTGCATCAGGATACTTTTCACAAACTTGCTCATAAGTCATTCCTTCATCCATACATTTTGAAACTTCTTCTATTGTTGGCATAGAACTTTCTTTCATACCGTATTCATTAACAGTATCTTCATTAATACTTTCACCGTTAGTAGAATTTACATTTTCTGCAACGTATTCAGTATATTTAATACTCTTATCTACATTTTCACCAAGATATTCAGAATAAGCAATATTCTGATCAACCTTCTCGGCTACATATTCAGAATAATCAATACTCTTCTCTAAGTTTTCAGCAACATAATTAGAATATGCAATTCCTTTGTCAGCCATCTCAGCAACATGCTCAGCATATTGAATACTACCATCAAGCTCTTCAGCTAAAT